CAGGACTATTAAGATTGATAGGCATATCTCCCATTAATTTTCTAACTTGGGCAGATAGTCTTTTTTCTATATCTATCTTCTCTGTCTCAAACTCTTTCCTTACAGACTCTAGCATAGACCCATCTACTTTAAAACCATTCCTATGTGTCCTAGCTAAAGTAACACACACTTTGTTTGTAAGTATTACTGTGTCCATAAGATGGGCATATTTAACAGAGTTAAGTTTTTTATACTGCCTGTCAGATAACTGCTGTGTAGCGTGTAAGTCTGCAGATAGATACTGTCTTAACTCTCCTCTAGGTATCTCATCTGTAGCATAACCTTTTGCAAAATACTCTTTCAACGTATCTTCTTTCTTAGTCTCCAAGTCATATCTCATTGCACAATCTTTGAGATGCAAAGGTTCTTTTATACCTCTTTGTAATATATACTCTGTGAGCATAGTATCAAAGACAGGACCTTCATACTTGAAGCCACATTCCCATAGCCACATCAGGTCATACGCTATATTATGTCCTATAAGTATGGTAGCTCTATCAAGCAAGTCTTGTATGTCGATATGCTGTGTGCCACCTGTATCCATATTAAATAGATACTCGTTACCTATGTCTGTCAAACATCCTACCATAACTAACTTGTTAGTAGGTTCATATGGGTCGAGATGCATTCTGCCATCTCTTTTTGTTACTGTATTTTCTACGTCTAATGTTAATTTCATGCACTATACCTCGCTGTGTGTGGGTTGATGTTGCAGTTTATCATGCCATGCCAACCTGTAATTTTATTCTTAACAACATTCAAATGTCTCATAGTTGATTCTTCATCTATACCTTCAACACTTGCAGGTTGTCCTATCAATATCATCAAGTCTGCTTCAGCAGCCTTGCCTGTACGTGAGCCTTCCATCATTGCCTGATTAAGTCTCTGTCTACCCTCTGCTTCTGCATTGAGTTGTGACATATAGAATATAACACAATCATATTGTTTTGCAATCTGTCTTGCATATATTGCATTTGCCTTGAGTGCTTCATCAGGTCTAGCATATCCTGCAGTACGTGCAAACTTATCTCCCATGTCAATCACAACTACGTCAGGATTAACACTCTTACACATACTCTCTACCCAAGACATATCCTCGCCTGTCACATCTTTTATCTTTAGATTAGGCGATATTTGTTTATACCTATCTCTTGCTTGTGCAGGATTATCTTTTATCTGATACTTGTCCATGTTAGAAGATGCAGTCAGATATCTAAAACCTACCCTGTCATATGACTCTTCATTACACAAGACAACACACTTAGCACCTTGCCTTGCAAAACCATTGTCTCCTACAAGAAGAGATGCATGGAAGCTAGTCTTACCTGTATTAGGTCTTGCACCTACTTCAACAAGATAGCCACCATTGACACCTTCTACCTTCCTAGCTAACTCAGGCAGATTAAATGACCACCTAGTCTGCTGACTTTGTTTTGCCATCAAAGTATCAAATGAGATATCATCCCATTCTATTTTCATCTCAGGTGTAAAGTCATCATTGTACTTCTCTAGTAAGTCACGTAGAGGTTTCATACTTGTCTGTACACCATTGACAAAGTCAAAGCCAAGATTGGCTACGTCTTCTCCAATAACTTGTTGGAACAGTTTGGATAACACATCCTGTGCTATATCTGTTCCCATAGGCTTTTGCCTTTTGATATCGTTAAACAATGCAGAGTATCCTTGTTTCTGTGCAGTTGTCATAGCAGGATTACTAGACAAGAACAGAGCTTCAAGTTCATCAGGTGTTACATCCCTGTTATACTTTCTCATTGCTTTATCTATTGTGTGCTTGATAGTCCTAGCATCTTTGCTAAATAACCTATCAGGACACCTTGCACCTCTATGGTCTTCATAGAAGTCTTTGTTCATTAAGCTACGTAGTAGTGCTAGTTCCATGTTGGTTCTCCTTTGGGGTTAGTTTGTATAAATTATATAAGTCTTCATCTTCTCCATATTTCAAATCATCTTTTAGTCTCAATACTTTTACGTCATTTACATATCCTCGTAACTCTTTTGCAAAGGCTAGTGTTTTGGGCATTGCATCAGGGTCTAAGGCTATGATAGCAGTTGAGAATTGTGATAGGTATCTCTTGTGTGAATCGCTTAATGATGTTCCCAACACAGCTACCCCTACATAAACACCATTGCCTACAACAGATGCACTTACACAATCCTCAACAACTACAGCCACCTTACCACATCCATATGAGAAAGGCAAGTCACTATTTCCATATCGTTTCCATTTGGGCAGACGAAATCCCACAGACCGACCAACTGCATCTACAATCAGTCCATCTTTCTTGACAGGAAATACAACTCTCCTTTCCTTTATGTCGTAGTACAACTCCAACTTATCATATTCTAGATTCCATAACTCACAAAAGTCCATGACCTCTCGCCTATGATTGTGATGCACTACATACTCAGGTAAAGTGAAACCTGTACTATCTTTTTTGACATCAGACTTGGCAGTCTTGATATCATCCACAGATAAGTTAACCTTCTTTGTTCCTGATATAGGACAAGAAGATTTGTAACAGTTCCAAACTAGCCTACCCATGTTGTTGGTTACAGTAAATGTTTTATAACCATTACAACTAGGACAGTTAGTTCTTTTTGTTTCTCCTACACTTAAATGTAAATCACTTATATAATTATATATATTCATATTATATACTCTTAATGTAATTATCACGTAATGTCAATGCATTTTCTGCACTAGCATACGTATTTTTCATGTAAGGTTTAACCGACTGTGGGTTAGCGTGTCCTGTGACGGACATAATCTGACCCATAGGCACTCCTGCTTCTACCATTTCAGTAGTTCCTGTCCTACGTAAGTCAGATATTCGTAAATCATCAGGCAATCCTGACTCTTTTATGACTCTTCTAGCCACTTTTGATAGCCTTTGTATGGCATATGGACTATAAACACCCTTCATTGGGGTAGGATATGGTGCAACATAAGGCTGAAAGTCATAATCTTTTGCCTGTTCTTTAAGCATTTCTAATAAGTCAACAGAAATAGGTAGGTGTACCACACTTCTTCTCTTTGACTGTTGCAAATTTAACACACCTTTGTCAAAATCTATGCTTGAGAACTGCAAAATTCGCATATCTCCCACTCTTTGACACCATTCATATGCCATTTGTACTATTAATCCTAAGTTTCTGTGCTTAAAATCCTCGTAACAATGGTTAAGAAATTTCCTAACTTGTTCTTTTGTCCATACAGTTGTCCTAGCATGAGCAGATTTACGTTTGAAAGTAGAGAAAGGGTTGCTTTCGGCATACCCCATCTCCATTCCAAAGGAATATATCTTACGTGCTACTGATGTAACTGCATTCGCCAAGTACACGCCACGCCCAAGCCATACTTCGTATGCTCTACGTGCTATCGCACCTGACATTTTGGTAAGACATATTTCTGCCATACTTTTGCCATCAACTTTTGTGTCCAATAAAACAGTCACACAATATTGATAATCATGTTTAGTTTTATCAGCTAACCTATTGAAATCGTTGGACAAATAGTATTTATTTGTTAGGTCATTTATGTTCACTAAGATACCTGTATCGCTATGTAAATACATAGTCCTATGATTAATAACTTGCCATAGTCAAGGTCGAACTTTGTACCCTCTCCATATTTCTTGTGGTAGTCCACATTAAAAAAGTCTGTTATTCTATGCCACATTTTTCTTTCCTTTCACTTTAAATTTATAATCTCTCCACCTGTTAGCATAGTTATGCTCACACTTGGGCAACTCTAACTCAAATAAATCTACCATTAGATATTCTAAACTAGGTAGTTCAATTACTTGATGGTAGTCTAGAGGTATACCTTCAGATATATTGTTGCATATCTCTCTTAAATTATTAACCTGTTTTAATATTCTATCTCTTTCATGCTCTGTTAGTTTAATCGTTGTCATGCCACTTCTCCTTTCATCCAAGTTGGTTTATCTGTATACTTGTATCTCGCAAATCTAGACTTGTCAACAATATAAAATTTACGATAGGCTTCTATAGGATAGAACTCATCTGTCTTCAAGTCATCATGCCCACTAAAACATTGTGGGTGTGCAGTCATTTTACCATCAGGTAAATACATTCTACCATCCCACAACGATTTGAAATGCTTGGTTGCACCATGCTCTTTTTTATACCTTGCAGTATATTCTTTTAGCATACAACCTAACAAAGCAAATGCAAAAGTATAATTACTTTTGTTTTCCATTGCCCATAATGTGCAAGGGTGCTTCTGATGTACAGGTTTGTACAAATCTCTCTCCTCTGCAAAGCTAGGTGCATGATGCCATAGCACAGTACATAGCATCTGTGTTTCTTCTAGTGGCATCTTGACTACGTGTTGGTCACATAGAGATGATGCAATCTTGCTTGGTGTATCTTCTATAATAAATCTATTCATTCGCTATCTCT